TAGTCATTTATTTTGGCTATTTTTAACTTGTTTGAACTGTTGGATAAAGCATACTTATTGCCAGCTTTGGCGCCTAATACTGCATATCCGCCGTTAGATTTTGAAAGACCTTTAGTCATCCATGTTTGCAATCTTTCTTGACTGTCAACATCATCTTGTAATGTTAATTTAACTGCTTCTCTAAATCCTGTGCGCCAAGCAATGTAAGGAGTTTTACCAATACAATGTGTGCTGGCTAATTCTGGTAGAATTTTTATTTGATCACTAAGACCTGTAGTAATGTCGATCTTAGCAGTGTGTTCAACATCAAATAAAAATTTTGGTAATAGTTTAATTCCGCCGTTGCCATAAATTGCATCATTGATATCGTTTTTACTGTGCCATATATGCACTACATCAAATTCTACAGGATCAACTTTAAAATGAAAATTAAATTCATCTGATACTAGAGTATCAGCATCTACAACCCAAAAATGTTTAGTTGTTGATTTAATTGCGGCAACTTTGTGTGCCGCATAAATTCCTTTTACTCCATCAACTCTTCGAGCAAAAGGAAAACGATTTTTTAATAATTGAAAATGTTGATCAGCAAAAGGCTCACCACAGCTCAAAAAGAAAATCTCATAATCTGAAATTGGATAAAATAAATCTATAGTTTCTATAATTTTTTTATTGTCAAATGCACCTGATTTATCTTTTTTAAATTTATATCTATAGGGTATTAGATATAACCCCACAGCACCGTTATTTTCAAATTGATGGATAAATGTTTCATCCCATTCATCCAGATTGTAAGTTGGATTAAAATTGCTATCAATCATTATGTCAACATCAATAAACCAACAATAATTTACAGAATAACAGTCTTCAATAGATGACACTGCTATAGCTTCAGGATACCTATCAAGTATTGTGCTGGCGGCAATATTATTTTTATGATAAAAAATATCGATCATTCTTTTTCTAAAAATCCATAGTTAGATCTATTGGAGTTTTTAAATACTCCTTTAAAAAATTTACTAGCATTGGTATCTAATTCACATATTTCAAGATCTAATCTTTTCTTTAATTCATTTCCGTAGTGGATAATTTTACTGGATAATTCTTCTTCTGTTGTATTCTTAACTTCTTTATTCCAAAAGTCTGTTAAGTATTCAAAGTCTCTAACTTGTATATAATCCCATTCAGTGCAATTAGTCATGTAGCAACCCTGTCGTGCTCCTAAAATTGCCCACTCACCGTTGTCAGAATCTTTTCCAATATTAAGCCACACTAACAAGCGTTGCATGTTTTTCCAATGTATACTAGTTTTGAATGTTCTATTTTCTAGTCGAACACCTCTTTCTAATGACATCTTAACACCTTCACGGAATCCTGCCCGCCATGCTTGAAAGGCGCTGGCATTGTTATACACATCACTAAAGCAACTGTTCATCTGTATATATTCAGCATCCCAACAAAAATCTACCTGTGCGTTAGGATCATCAGCGGGTGCGTTTTCATGTGTTTTCATGTCTAGCACATACTGTTTAGGCCACAGTTTTAACCCGCCATTGCCATACATAAGTCCATTGACTACATTATATCCTGCCCAGCTAATAACGCATTTTGATAAATCTTTGTGTTGATCAAAATTAACTTCTTGATTAAGAAAATCTTCTCGTATAATATTGTCACCATCTACTGTAACAAATCGATCAGTTTCGCTTAGACGGGCACAGGCTTTGTGTGCTTCATCGCTGCCTTTAACTCCATGAACACGTTTTGCCCAAGGCACTTTGTTTAACAAGTCTGCATAATTTTGTTCAGCATTTGGTTCATCGTAGCTAAGGTAAATGATGTCATAATCGATAATTTTAACTGTTTGACTCATGGTGTAATCAGTCCGTATGATTTAAAAAATGGCTTAGTATAAAATTTTATTTTCTTTGTTGATTGTTCTATTATGGAACTATGATTAACATATACCGTGTCATTGTGTGCTAACTCTAGAGTTTCAATTTTGATGGTGTGTATTAAAAAATTAGAGTTCTTTAAAAATGTCACATAAAATTCTAACTTAGAATTAATTTTGTATTTCTTTATATAATTTTTTTCTTCTTCATTAAGTTTAAATGTCCACTGTTTAGTTTTAAGATTATTTTTAATAGTTAATGCTCCGGCAAAAGATCTTAATGCAGGCACTTGTAATAATACTCGTTGATCATCATTGTATGCATCTTTCTGCACAATTTTAGATTCTGTAGGACTACTGTAAGTTACTTGATATGCTGAATAATTTAGTTTACCACTTAAAAAATCTTCAACATCGGTATAAGGCACCTCTATATGATGAGAATAAGCTGTGTTAACTTCATTTGTAATAGATAATATATCACCAGTAACATTGTCAAAATATACCTTATAGAGATTATTAAACTTAGTGGAGTTTATAATCCGTTGAATCTCTTCATCAGTAATAATTGTATCGTCGTTTTCAGCCAGCATAATTAATGTAATCTTCTAAGAATGAATCTTCTACGTAGTGCAATACTCCAAGTTGTCTAAATTGATTAATATAGATAGTATCGGCGTCAATAATTTCAACTTGTGCAACTTTGGTCCAATCAGGATGAACGGCATTCCATCCTTGTATCAATGATTTCATATGCGTAAAACTACAGATCTGATTATTGTCAAAACAATTTTCAAGTCCTAAAATTTTAACAGCAATGCTTATTGTAACATCAAGACTGTAAAATTTTTGATAATTTTTAGGACTAAATTCACCATAAAATTTTTCCCAATTATATGTTATAAGTTCTACTAGTTTCCAAAATTCCAAACTTTCATTTGATTTTTTAAAATAACAAAAGCCACTATACAAATTAGGTAGTTCATTTTCAATAAATGTTTTTCGATAAACTCGGTCAGTGAGGATATCTCCTCTAAAATTTTTCACTTGGCTTGTAAAATACAGATTTTTATCTTGTAATTTTTTCCATACATAGTTCAAATCAGATAAAATTAACATGTCTGCATCTAGTAAAATAGTCTGCTCATAAGGAGTAGCATGATATGCCTTCCATCTATTTTGAACTTTCCAATCACTGTTTAGTGCATGATCTTCAAATGGAATTTTAATTATTTTATCAAAAGCAGAAACATATTGTTCAGGAACAACATTGTTAGTCATCAATGATACATTTTTTACAGTTGACTGACTATTTGCAATACTTTTAGCTAGATAATATGCTTGTCTAATATAGTCACAATCTGCAGAATTCTGTGCTACAACAAAAAATCCTTGATTACTTTCCGTCATCGATTAACCTCAATAAACTATACTTGTTCATGACATGCACATCAATCCCTTGTGTTTTTAACGCAATATACTCACCTAAGTATTTTTCTTTTTCTAACAAAAATTTAAACTTGCTGTCTGAAATATCAATCATAACATCCTTATCTAGAGTATAAAACTTTTTGCCAGGCAAAGTTGCCACTACTGGACTATCAATATTTCCATTAAAAATATGTATTGCAATACTAAATGCAAAATCATTCCTATATATTTTAGAATTGATTTTATAAAGCAAACGATAGTAATCCCAATTTTTTCTAATATGTTTTAACAATTCAAAAAATGATGCTGTGAATTTATTTTTTCTAAAAAATACAACCGTAGCCCAGTAAAATGGAACACTTTGATCATTGATAAATTTAAATGATTCTGTATCTCTCCATTGAGCAAGATCGTGGCTGTTTCTAAATAATGCCAAGTGATCATCATGATCAAATTGATGTGCTAGATAATCTGAAGAAACAATATAGTCACTATCTAGAATGATGGTTTCGTCATAGGGACTTAGATCATATGCTTCCACTCTAGAAAGATTTTTCCAAACTAGTTGTTTACTGTATAAAGATCCGTCACTGTATCGACGTTGCTGTGCTGTATCAGTGTATGCTGTGACAATTTGATCAAATAGATCAACTGCATCCGGTTGACTTTGCAACAGCCATTCTTTGCTATCAGTTACGATAGTTATCGGTAAATCTATATACTTTTTTAAACGGCGGGCGCAGAATGTAGCTATCTTACAATAATCAACATCAGAATTATTTTGAGCAAAAATTAAAAAACCTCGTGTCATAGATTCGTCAGGTTAGATATAATTCTTTGTTTTTTTATGTTGCTATACTTGGCATAATATTTTTCAGATTCTGTCTTATACAATATTACAGCTTTATCTAAAAAATCTTTTACATTTGCCACTTCCATTGGAATATTATTATTATCAATAATAATTGCAGATTCTGAATGAGAAGACAATGCGGTTAAATTGGCAATTGTTTCGAGGTTGGCTGTAAAGCTACAACCATTATGATAAAATATCAAACCTTGTTTAAATTCTTCAAAAGCAGTCTTGCGTGAAAGATTTAGAGTAGCCATAAAATTGGCTGTTTGCAGTGCTTTTTCTAAGCGTTCGTCCATAGAAATTTCCTAGATAGTTACAAGTAATTATCTAGAAAAAAACTGTCGAGGATTTATTTTGATTAGAGTAAGCCGGAGCCTGTTGCGGTAGGCGTCGGAACTGATACGTTAGATCCAGAAGGACGAACCTGTCTAATAAAACTTCGAAGATTACCATCAACATCTTCGTCTATTGCAGCATCGCCAGTGTCATCATCTTTAAACTGTATTGATAAAATTAACTGTGTGCTACCGGCATTTTTTCGGGCGTATATTTCATAATCATTTTCAGCATAGTTACCAGCCGGTGCTTGTTTTCTAAACACTAACTGATCGCTAGTGGTCATATCATACCAACCTAAATTATAAGTAGTGCCAGACGCACTTGCAGTTCCTGCTACCGTGCTAGTTTCAGTATAGCCAAACTCAACTGTTCCAAATCCGCTTGGCTGTGTAGATCCATTGCCTAGCATGGTAGTCCAGTCGATATTTTTAGGTGAACCTACTGTTCCGCCCGAACGACCTGAACTGATCCAAATTTTTCCGCCAGCATTAAAAAATGCTCTAGCATGATTTGCAGGACTTACTACTAAACTTCCTGTAGTGTATCCTGGGAATGAGATCGTAACTGTGTGGATTAATGTTCCGTTCCAGGATGAAGTTCGAGTTTGATCAACTAGAGTTTCAGTTGAGCTATTACCCGATGATGCCAATGTTAATCTGTTGGACCTAATTGTTTGTGCAAAATTATAATATTGATTAGCTATATCTTTATCAATTGCCAACGAGCTGTTGGCCACTGTCAAATTAGCACTTTCATCAACACCAGTTTGATGCTGTCTTGCTAAAATCATATCGTTACGAAGTCTTACCCACTGGATAACTTGGGCCACAGTTGTTGGAATTAGTTGTGAGCTTGTTATAGCTTGTCCGTATCCTTCGTCAGTTGCTCCTAATCCCATTACCGAATCAACAACAGACTGAATAGCATTATAGTCTGCTGCATAAATTAATTCGCCTGAAACTTTTGGAAATACACCAGATGGCATCACTGATCCTTTATAATATTACACATTCTACTGTCTTAACATCCCAGTCTAGGTTTGTTTCTAAGGCAATAGCAAAAACATCAGTAGAGTTAGGGCCGGTAGATTTTCCACAACCGTTCATGCCGGCAATAATACGATCGCCTTTTCTAACGCTACCTTTAATCTTAACTGGAACACGACCTTTGAGAGCAACTGCTTGACTGAAAAACCCGTCAGGTGCTGTTAAATCTTTATTCATTAAATATGCTGGACTACCAGAAATAACACCAATTGGTCTGTCACCGTTGTTTGCTATTGTTATTTCTTGTTGGCCGCCTACTATAACCACTGTGCCAATTTCGTATTCTTTATCAGAAATGTATTTCTCAGCCAAGTCAGCATACTGAGCTGCTGTAGCTGTTCCATTGAATACATTAGCTGTTAAATTGCCCGAGCCATCTCTAACTGCCACAGTGTTTATTGTAGCTAAAGTGGCTGCTGTTCTATACGTTCCGCCGACATTTAAACTGTCTGTTTGGGTGGCTGTTCCGTTGAAACTATTTGCATAGACTGTAGAAAACTTTAATGTTGATGAACCTAGATCTGTTACATTGTTTACACCAGGTAGAACATCATTTGCCACTAACTTCAAGGGTGTTACAGTAACACTTGCAGAAGTAGTTTGGAATGTAATAGTTGTTCCTACTTGATTTTGAATTGTTGGAGTATCACCACCTGAAATAAAGACTTTTAAGTCGTTGTCGTTACCAACTCTAAAACTTGCATCTGCAAAACTAACAAGTCCAGAAAAACTAGCTGCTGAAGCTAACACAAAGTCGCCTGCGCCAAACCCTTGTAATTTTAATGAGTTACTTGCAGTTCCTTGGAACAAGTGATCTGTTGATGTTACTCCGGAACTAGAATAAACTAGTGTAGTTCCTTTTTTAATTATTGTAAAACCAGTAATAGGGTTACTTGCATTTAGTGTAAACTCATCAGCTGATATAATGTAAATTACTTCACCGTCTACAACGGCTTCAATAATTGCATGACTACTACCTATAGAGTCTAATACATTTCTAGATCTAAATTGTGTTGTGCCTGCATTAGCAACCCCTAACGGACCCACTAATACAAATGCGCCGCCATCATAGGAATATAATTGCTTGTTAATATCATCCCACCAAAAATCACCTTTGGTTAACCCACTAGGAGCAGTTGGTCCAACTTCTGCGCCGCCTGTAGTTCTAAATTTAATACCGTCGTAAAACTTTAATTTACTGTTAGAACTATCAAACCAGATTTGACCACTTAATGGACGAGCCGGAGCATCTGCACCGGAAAAATTTTCCAGCAAATGTAAGAAATTTTCATTTTGTATTTCTCCGTAGCCAGCATAGTTTTTACCAATTAATTTGATATCTAAACTACTATCTATGGTGCCATCTTCAACTGTATACGTTGCTGAGCCACGAAATCTATCAACACTATAAGACATTACACGCCCCTTTATTCTATATTTATATCAAAACTACCCATTAAAGTCCTACGGGAAGTGTTATATTACTGTCAAACACCCAAACACCGGCTGTAAGCTGGAATTGTTTGAACTGTCTAGTTACTGTAACTGTAGCAGCACCGGTTGGAACACCGCCAATACTAAAATCCCCTAGCACTGACTCTTGTGTAGACCCGTCTACACTTAAAACTGCCACGTATGTTCGGGAAACTTGACTGGCCACATCAATGGCTGTAAAAGCCGCTTGTGTCTTAGTGCAAAGAACTTTTGCATAAGTTCCGTTTTCCCAAGATGCAGGTGGATATAATTCTGTTAAAATAATAGCCACTTTTGAATCAATATTACCTACAGTAAAGTCACTACAGTCAATAGTGGCGCTAATTGTTCTACTTTTTACAAAACTGTCAACATATCCCTTACTTGTAGCATCTCCGCTTGCTACAGGAGTAGCAACATTAGAAATTTTGCTGTTATCTACGTCTACAACACCCGAGCCACTTGGCGATAAAGTTAGATTACCGTTAAGATTTGTAGTAGAAATAGTATTACCATCTACAAGAATATTGTCAACAGTTAGCTGGGTCTGTGGGCCAAAGCTAGTAATACCAGGAGCACTGGTAATAGTTGCACCTAAACTAGTAGTGCTTAAAACCAATGCGCCATCAATTCTAAATTCTTTACCGACAGCTAAATTTAAGTTATCACTAACTGTAAATTGGCCATATGGAGCAGCACCAGATGTTCCAGTGCTTTTTTCCCACAACATTGAATGATTTGTAGGGGATCCGGTGACAATAAATCCGCCTCCATCTGCATAATCTTCACTAGCTGTGCTATCACTAGATCTTGCTAGAGTAATAACCCTATCTTCAACAGTTAAATTGGTAGTTTCAATTGTAGTAGTTGCGCCTTTAACCGTTAAACTACCGCTGATATACATGTCGCCATCGACATCAAGTGTTGCTAATGGGTTAGATTTGAAAATACCAACACGTCGGTCTGTAGCACGGATAGTAAACGCATCTTCCAAACCAGCACCAGTCTTTGTTCTAATCTTAAAGTCTTGTCCGGTGTTATTACTGATATGTTCAATCAGCGTTAAACTGGTTCTAATTTCATTATTTTGATTAGGACCAAGAATCAACGGAGTTGAATTTTGAATTGTAACTGTGCCTACTGTGCTGGTATTTTCTTCAGTAAGCATGAAACTGCTGGTAGTTTTTAATGCACCGCTAGGTGAAACAACAGCATCAGCTGCACTGGCTGTGATATAAAATTTCTGTCCGGTCAACGTTCCAGGATTAAATCCTCGACGCATTGGTCCGGAAAAACCAGCAATAGGATTTAACGGAGTAAACGTAATATCTTTAGAGAAAATACCTAATAGACTTGCACCTACCCATAATTTAACCACAGTGTGTTCTATAAGAACAGTGTCAACAATTGTTACAACTTCAAATCCACTTTTACCTTGGGTGTCTTTATATACTGGACCAGCTAGTGTTAAATCAGTGCCGTCATAAAAATACAGTTGTTTGTTAATGCTGTCAATCCAAAAATCACCTTCGACAAAGCTAGTAGGCTGAGAGCCAGACACAACTGGCCCGCTGCCTACACTAAATCCTACGCCATTGTAAACTTTAAGTCTACCTCCTACGGTATCATACCATATTTGGCCGGTAATAGGATTGTTAGGCTGTGTTGAACTGGCAAAATTTTCAAGAACTTTAATAAAATTTTCATTTATGTATTCACCATAGCCACTGACGTTTTTACCAATTAAGGTAATATCAGTCGATGTTTGATCAATTGCAGAATCAGCAACTTGTGCTAATAGTGTGCCATCGGTTTTGTTTATATTATACGTCATTTTATTGTCTACCAGTATAGATAATATAGCTGACTGTCATGTAAGGGTTCATTATACTAAACGCTACTCCTAAAGTTCCGGATGTATCAATGCCGCCGCTGGTAGGAAGATATTGTCCTGTTCCAGCTGCACTAGGACCTAATCCTGCAATAAAGTTTGTATCCGGAATAACAGTGCTTGAGTTTCTAAATGCATAGAACTGTGTTCCTGCATTTGCTCGCAAATCGTGTTCGTGATCTGGAATATTTGTTAAAGCTAACGATTTTTCAGCTGCGCCAGAACCTGAACCTAATGTATCTGCGGCAACGTCTGTGACTCTATCGGCATTGCCGCCGCCAGCATCAACTAATACTGTAGGGTCTGCAATACTTGGCACTGTAACTCCGTTGTCCATATCGTCTTTACCTAGAGCAAATCGTCCTCTTAAATCAGGTAGTGCAAATGTTGCACTGCCAATTAACAAAGATACTGCTTTAAAATTATAACCAATTATTGCAAATAATTCAGGATAATCACCAATTCTGATTTCGCTACCATCACACAGTAAATAGCCACTGGGTGGTGTTGCACTACCAAACGCCATTATAGAACCTATTGGCATTGTTGCAACATTAGTCAGTAAGGTTGTTTTAGTAATCTTTCTTAAGCCACTGCCTGGACGATTAATTAAAAACTCATCGTTGTCTTGGCTTGTTGTTACTTCAGTTCTATTTGTTACAAAGTCCTGAGAAATTGTGGTAGTAAATGTTGCAAGACCTGATCCGCTCTGACCGTCAAAGCTAACAGTGTTACTAGAAACTTCACCCGTTAATGAAAAAACCGTTGGGCTTGATAATTTACTTGCAGAACCTGTAACGTTTCCGGTAACACTACCAGTGACATTACCTACAAATTCTTGTGCAAGTATTTGATCTCCATAAATTCTACGCCAGGCTTTACCACCTACTGTTAAGGGATCACTGCCTAGATCATATGTGCCATCTGCATCAGGAATAATTGCATAGGTATTACTTGTTCCAGTTACTGTAAAACTGCCGCCAACTCTTAAATTTTTTGTAATTGCGGCGCCACCAGCAGTTTTAATGCTGCCAGTCACTAAACTAGTGGAGTCAGTAGTTCCTGTAATTATTAAATTGCCATTAGATTTAATGTTGCCGTTGACGTCTAATGCTTCTGCAGGAGCTGTGTTATTAATGCCAACTGCTAACGAACTGTCAATACGCATAACCGTGGATGTTACACCATTGTTAACTGTCTTAAAGTCAAATGCTGAACCGTTGGTTTTATTATTAAATGTTGGAATGTTGCTATCAACTGTAACACTTAGTTCGCCAGATGATCCAACTGTGATACCGCTAGGATTACGAACGTTGAATTGAAAATTTGTTGTGCTGGTTGTATCGCTTCTTAAGAAATTTGAAGCTGCTACTGCATTACTGCCAATTACCAACGCATCAGCCTTTTCACTAGTTCCCCAAAATTTGTTTGCTGCACTGTTACTGTTAAAATCTTTTATTGATAAATTAAAACCTTGTTTAATTTCTGTAAAACCAGCAATAGTTGATTTAGGAATAAATGTGTCTTTGCTGATAATTCCAACTTTTTCATCACTTACAAATAGATTTAAAACATTGTGACTAACGTTGTTAGTGTCAACTACTGTTTCAACTTCTGCACCAGTTCGCAATCCACTGCTAAATTGAGGTCCAACTAACACCCAATTACTACCTGTAAACAAATAAAGTTGTTGATTATCTGTATCGGCCCATAAGTCGCCTAAGTTACTGTTAGCCACTGCTGGTGCAGAGTTAGATTTTTTAATACTACCAGCAGGCGCCCATGTGGTGCCGTCATATACTTTTAGTTGATTAACGCCGGCGCTGTTATCATACCACAACTGGCCTTCAACTGGGTTAGTCGGGGCTGTATTTTTAGCAAAGTTTTCTAAAAGATGTAAAAAGTTTTCAGCAATAATCTGTGCATAACCAACGTAATTCTTACCCACAAATGTTACAGGTAGTTGTTGATTAAGCGTTTGGTCTTCAACTGTTATATCAGATTTCTGAACGTTGCCAGTTTCAGTGTATTTTATTGTATAACTCATTAGGCCACCTCAGTTAAACCTGTAAGACTTTGAATTCTTACTGTATAATCAATTTGGATTAATCTGTTTAATGACTTTTGAACTGGGTGAAAAATCACATGGGTTAATAATTTACTATTACCTGTAGAGCTGTAACTCTTTAAACCTAGTTCATCAAAGACAAATGTTCCTTCGTTGTTATTGCTAGTGTCCATGGCGTCTTGCCCGTTAGGCTCACCGTAGTCTAACAAACAAGTAATAAACACATCGGTGTAATTAGTCCCAGTAACGTGTCTTGTTTCTATCTTGTTTCGTGTAGGGTCAACATTAGCCACTGCTCTATCATCAACTACTTTGGTATAAGTTTGATTATAAAGAGTGGCATTTGTTCCTACACTGTTAGGTGTAAGATATGTTATAATACCTGTAGGATCTACACTGGTTCCCCCGTTTCCGAAGGCCATTTCGTAGATAAACCCCTGCCCAGAATTTCCAATACTATCCGCTAGTGCAATACTCATATTTTCATAGTGAATTGCATTACGCTTGTTAATGAAAATTTCATTGGTTTGAGGGTTCCATATTTTTATATGTCCCTCAATGTTTAATCCTGAAAAATCTCTGCTAAACATACTTTGCTCTCATATTAATGTATTTATAGTGGCCAAACACCTGGCGCTGCCTTTATAAAATTAGCGATATTGTTAGTGCTATCAACTAAACTTGTATCAAGGTCATTCCACATTTTTCCTATCTTTTTAACTACTACAATCTTAGTATCGTCGGGCGGCGGTGTTGTTAAACGGATCGAAGAGCTAGTGCCGTCAACACTGAACTCTGCTTCATGATCAACATCTCCTAACGGGCCCGGATCTATAGTAATATCATGCAATTTATACGGTTTCTTCTTGAGTCTGTAGCCTGCAACAAACACTTCAACTTCGTTGCATTGTCCAAAGTTGTCTGGAATAGTGTTTCTATGCCACTCAGTGTATGCGGTGCTACCGTCATCTATTGTGCCTGGCTGCACATCCGGCATATAATTTACATATAGCATATTACTGCTGTCTGTAGCAACAAAAGTTTCAACTACAAATTCATCCTTATACGGAATAGTTTCAGAGATTCCAATATTTAAAACATTGGTTCCTGAACTATGAACTGTAGGAACTCCTGTGCCCAATGTGCCCCGACGTAGTCTACTTATAACATTGCCAGTTTTAGCAAAGTATTCTATACGTTCTCCGTTGATATAGATAATTCCAGGTAGATTTCCTTCTGGATTAGGATCATCTAATACTGTAGCATCATCAACTGTTATGCCTATATCTGTTTGGCGCAACTCATTTACAATAAATGTTTGTTTATTTTTATTCAATCGCTTATAGTGCGTTCTATTCAACATATCTTTGAATTGCATATAAGAATATTGATCATTGGTAAATTCTGGACTGTATCCGATCATACTGATATTATCACCAGGAGCAACATTTTTTACTTCAACTGTCTGGCGATCTTCTAATAATCTCCAATCAATACTATGAGTTAATAGCTGGCCGTTTTTAACAACCCAAACATAATCATCCGACACTGTTATTCTATCTAAAACAAATAATCCTCTTTCTTTATTTCTAAAAGTAAAATAATCAACTGTCCCTGGTATTAATGTAATTGCCGGAGTAATTACATCTTCTTTACGCTGAATGTCAACTATGTCATGATTGTAAAAACTAATAACTTCAATGTCTAACCCAGCTGGCCATGATGTAGAATCTGTGTTGATTAGTTCTAATGTGTTGTAGGTCAATGTATATTGAGCATTAGTATCAACTAACACAACAAGTTTTCCACTGTCAACATACTGACTTGCTGTTAATTCAACGCTGACTGTTGCAAAATCAAATATGTATTCGCTACCGACAAGCAGTAATATGCCGTTTAGATATACTCTTAAATTGGTTGGGGAGAATGAATACGGAGCAAATTTATGCTGAGGCAATGAATAAGTTAATTCGTTATCGGCTAATGTAAAATACTCTGCACTAGGTGCTCTTAAGATAGTCTGCCCAACTCTAATAATTACATTACTTTCATAAATTTGATTAAAACCTACGGCATTGGTTAGATTGTATGTTAAACTTGAACCGTCTGTAATTAATGTTTCAGATTTAACAATACTTGTTTTTTGTATCTGTGTCGAATCGTCGCCATAGAAAGATTTTTGTATCATATAGTTAATAATACTGCCATCTGTTGGAGGCGTTACAAATCTTATGCCAACTCTGCTGGAACTTTCATATGTAGTATCTGTTTGGAATAAATCATAATTTAAATTATCACCGTTTACTAATACTACTGAATTGGCGCCTTCTGTCCATGAAGCGTGGGTGATAAATTCTATAGTGCTGCCGTCTGCAACAAAATAATCAAGATCTAAAATTCCATCACCATTAAAACTCCAACTTGCTACAGCAACACTGGCATTGGCAACTGGTGCGGATGTAAAGATTACTTCGTTATTCTGCCAATCTATAGTGTAGTCAACATCAATAGCTTTAATAATATCATCTACTACAACAAGTATTGCCTGTTTGCTGTTAGGATATTGTGCAATACTAAATTGTGTGCGTGTGCCGTTGGCTTTATAGTTCATCCATTTAATTTTTGCACTGCCATCTGTGGGCAATGAAAATACTTTTACAGCTAATGAATCTAATATCTGCCCTGGAACTAATTCTTCGGGGCCATGACTAGTGTCGGGCGTAACAAAATTATCTCCGTCTAATATAATATCATCAGGTGCAACACCTGTAGCAGAAGTATAGGCTAAATTACCACCTTGTAAAATAGTGTCATATTCATTTTCATTAGGAAGGAAACTACCGTCACTAGTGCTCTTACGGAATATAACTTTGTCACCAGCATTGATATTCAACGCATACGGATCTGTTAAATTAGGTAAGTTTATAACATTTGTTACACCGTCACCGATAATTGTAGACATTACTGTCCAATCTTGTGGCAATTTTCTACCATTAGGTTGAACTGTTGATCCGTCATACAACTCAAAATACGGATCATCAATTCTTAATCCGTTGACGTATACGTTAATTTCCTGGCCAACTTCCGGAGTATAGGGCAGTGTATATGTGTAGGTGCTGTCACCAACTGTGACAATGTAGTCATCAAATGCTGCATCAAATCCATCCCACTGATCTGAGAACCAAGGAAGTGCGTCCCATCCTGCACCTGCACCAAATCCTAAACCGGTGACTGTAACGCCGCCGTAGTCTACACCCGTTAGCAATTGATCTAAGTTCTTACCTAATTGTCCAGTTGTTGGATTGTAGAAGAAGTTGATCCTATCAGCTGCTGACAATAATGTAATATCTTTATAGTATGTAATTTCTACAACATCACCTATTGCCGGAGCATCATTTAAAGTCAACACACTGTAATACGAAGTGTATCCTCTAGATGTTGTAGACTTCATTGTGATAGTGTATTCTTCTCTCAATACTTCTTGAGCATTTACTGTCACTGCCGATCTGCCAATTTTAATGTCAGTCGGCCACTTTAATGCAAACTGTTTTAAACTACCAGACCCAGTAAACGTTTCTGTTTCTGTAAGTTCTGTGATGTAATAATTTTTGTTAATCCTGTCAAATTTAACAGCAATATGACAAGATCTTACCACTTCACTTTCTATAATTGCCACTGCACGACCAGCTGTGCCATTTTCTAATAATCCACCATCAAGCACAATAGTCGGTGCTGACAAGTATCCAGTGCCCGGATTAGTAATTTTGATCCTGTTAACTCTGCCATTGGCAATATAAGCAACAGCTTCTGCACCTGTGCCGTTGCCGGTAATTCTAACCACTGGAGGTCTAACATATAACTCACCACCATTGACAATTTCTATTGATTTAATTTTAAATCCAACATTGTCTAACCAGTTTTTCCACGGATATTCAGTAACTTCAGTTGATCCTGCAACAATCTTATTGTCATAGTAAACAACATTCAATGGCTGTATTGTTCCATTTACATCAATGCGTTGTGGGAGATCAAAATCAGAAATCATCGACGGAGCAGCGTCTATTTTGTTATAGGCACTAATATACTCTCTAACTTTTGTTCTGTATGGTTTTACTTCGTTGACATAATCTTCATAGTTAGAAAGATTGTCATTGTTATAATTTGTTTTTTGTTTTAGCTCACCAGCATTGTGAGTTGCTTTGATGTAGCTGGTTTTTATTAACCAATCTAAATAAGTTTGTTCGCTCAGTGCATATCTAAAACCAACAAATAATATATCTAGCCAATACTGTCTGTAATTGTCAACAAATATGTTACTACGCAATGTTTCTAATATTATGCGTAATTCTACACTGGCAGAGTTATCGTAAGAATCATTGTCAAACAATCCGCCATCAAAAGTTAACAAACTATTTTTCAGTGAATATAGATTATTAGAAAATTCAATAGTGCCATTTTGTCTACCAACTACTTGATAGCTTTGTGTGTAATCTTGACTTGTTGATTCAGCATACTTTTCAAGTAGCATCCAACCGCCAGATCCAACATTGAATACCTTTACAGTATCTCCAATGTTTGTTGATAATAAAGGAATTTGATAAGTGTAATCTACACTGTAATCAATTTTTGTAAATTGGTTGTATCCAGTAGCATACCAATCAACATAGGACCAGAAATTTTCAACATTATAACTTTGACTTTTTACTCTAGACCATAATTGTAATGTATTGTCGTAGGCATATATGCTCCAACGATCTAATGCTTGACTGTCTGTTTTCACTAAGATACTGTAAGGCCTTACAGTAAATCTAGTTGTTGAAGTATATCCAACACCACCATTTAATACTGTTACACCAGTGACACGACCTTGGGTATCTATAGTTGTTTTAACCACTGCATCAATACCAGTGCCTTTAATGTTAACATAAGGCGGATTGACATATCCAATACCTGTTTCGGTTACGGTTGCTCCTGTAATTTTTCCATCTACAACGATAGGAATTAGTTTAGCTGGACGTAATACATTGGTTGAAATAAATCTAATTTCAGCATCAGTGTCTATGATGGTATCGTATAATCCACGAGATGGATAAGGAACTGCTTCTTTTTCTTTTAG